CGCGTCACCATCAACAATGATGTATCATCGGTATTACCCCCTGTACGAAAGTATTTCCAACGTAAACCTCCCCGTCTACCAGTAAACGCGGGAGTTACGTAATTAAGGAGTGTCATCTTACAATAATTGTAAGGTGTCCCTGGATCAGGTACAATTGTAGCATGAACGGCTCCCGGAGCATAGCCTCTGTAATAAGGAAAATTTGAATTATTCAAATTTATCATAGTGGCTGTAGTTATCGATCCGGCCGCAGATACTGCGGAATGGTAATTGTACCTCTTTAAACACTGGCGAAAAGATGTTATTGGATCACCATAGAACACACACGATGTGTGGTCTTGCTGTGATAACGTCGGCGCCATTGTATGTGAGGGGTCTAATTTCATAGGTTCATCTTCACGTTGAGTTAAATCAGCATCTGGTTGGTTCATCAGATGGCCAGCTACTTCCGCCATTTGCGGAGTAAATACTTCTGCCATCTGAGGTTGAAACCAAACCAAATCCTCAATATTACGTGAATCAGGTTCAAACACCTCGAAATCTTCCCCAGCAGAAACAAATACATTTATTTCTATATCATTGTTAATAGTCGAATTGGGAACGGTTAAATCATTAACCACATATACGGATAATATACCGTTAGCAAGCGTGCCTACATTGTTTGGCAACTTAGTAACGCCGTATGGTATATCATTCTCTAGTGGGTTACGATGATTAAGAATACTCTTCTCGTTACCCCAACCGACTGCAACGGTAAAATCCCGCTCCTTTGCGAGATCTATGATATAGGTATAGTTAGTATTATATTCATTGGTTAATGGGTATGATGGGTCATAAGTAACTTTCAAACGCCCTTTATGGAAAGCTGAAGCAACTATTTGGAAACGAAATTTCATAGTTCCGCGCCATCTTTTAAATGGCAAAGTAGCGAAACAACACGCCGGCATGTGTAACTCATCGGCAGTGCCCGTCAGTTCATTCCATAAGACGGGAGAAACTTCAGTATTCCACAATAGTGTCTCAGCTGAATCGGCCACAGCCCACCCGAATTGTGTTAAAAACGATTCGCGTTGTGCTATGGATAAGATAGTCATTTCATCAGTTGAACCTAAGCCCATTACTCTTGGATCAACTGTTAGTTCTTGCTTAACATCCATAGTCAATTTCTGCGATGTATCTGGTACGTTTGTATTAACCATATTGCCTAATAACGTAGGCTTATATGGAGCTATGTTTGATAATTCTACTGGTCTAGAATATCCAAACATTGTGGCAACCCCTGATACTGCATTCGCAGCCAATTGAGTAGCGCGAGCATACATCTGAATACCAGGTATATGGCTAAGAGCACCCGCTGCTTTGGCTACCACACCTGCAGGTCTAGATATAGGACCGGTGCCATATTCATCATTGGCTTGTGGTTCAAATATTTCGCCTACCTGTGGTGCCAAGGCACCCGGCTCATTGGCCGTAGGAATCGACAATGTTACGTCCTCTGCCCATGCAAATACGGAAACTATTACCTGATCAGTTGCTCCGTTTGCGTGTTTTAAACTCTGCATACCATGAATAATTATATCTCCCATATCACGCCAATCTTGGTCGGGAATACTTATTGCATTGGTATACCAGAAAAATGGCAATGTTAATGTACCACCCTGATTAGTGGTAGGATCTAAATAAACATGTGGACGTTGACTGGCGGCAACGACATCCTGTATGAAAAAAGAACGATCTTTCGTAAACTCATCATCATTATGTAAAGGAATGTATGATGCAATCGCTCTCCCATAATGGAACCCGTTACCGTTTAATATGATGCGCACTTTTAACTTACATCTCAATAAGTTAAAATTAGAAATCCTATTCAAGACTCGTGTATTCTCGAAAAAATCCTGCCAAGGATTGAACTTCTCATATATATTGGTGCCTGTACCCCAACTATATGATTGAATCTTGACGGGTCTCGAAAAGAAATTTGCTAAACTGGCATCTTCTGTGTCCGCAACTCTAAATGTTTCATCTGGCATGCTATCCACCGTGTAATCCCATTGTGGCGCTTGGTCGCTAAAATGAACATTCTGATGTTGAGTTTCGGAACTCTCTTCGTTAATTGATACGTTAAATCTGTTGTTACTATTATACATGTTAGCAAGTCATTATTAACGATAATACGGGTGACTCAATCCGCTTATCGTGTGTTAGTTTGACATATGGCGAATATTCCCCTAAATAGGGGTACTTTACGAGGAAAGTGCCTCTCTCTGCAAGCCAATGTTTAATCCCGGTACTAACAAATAGGATAAACACGGTAAACCAATACAGAGAACCTCCTTTTGGTGTAATTGGACATGGTAGGGTATGCCCAGAGGGATGCATTTAACGTCTGCCCAAGACGAAGCTGCCTAACAGTACTTTTCTTTCCATTTTTGCAATCTGTCGTCATACGATTCATGAACGACAGTGCATCCATGAATTATGTCAGCACGTCTAGCAATTTCCGTCATCTGCTCGCGACGTTTTTCATAAACGTCTCGACCATAAGCGAACCATTCGCGCAAACTGCCATCTATGTTTTGCATAGCCTGTTGTTCGCGTGTAATGGCTTTGGATTTCAAAACTGAATGCAAACTCTTAAAAATGGAGTCCTCATCTAATGCTCCCATTATAACACCAGTGTCTGCACTGTATATGTTCGCGCGCTTCAATAAATCAGCTTCTGCATCATTCATATACACTGTAGGTTCCGATTCTTTGTCAGGCATAGTAAATTTCATATCGTGCTCTTCTAAAAACTTAGCCACTGAAATATGGTTAAATTCAGGGAAGTCCTTATGAACTGAACTTTTGGCATCATCGCCATATGTTATTAATGAACATACCTCCCGAAATACAGGTGCGTCTATACGCTCTCTTGTAATGTGGAAATATGCACACCTAAATAATAAAGCGTTGACAATGGAATTTATATACACTGTCAA